GGTGGAGCAGTTACAGTAACGCTACCAGCGTCACCAAGTGCAGGTGATGAAGTTTCATTTATAGATCAAGGTTATGATTTTAATACTAACGCATTGACTGTTGGTAGAAATTCCTCTAATATAGCAAACAGTGCAGCTGACCTAGTTGTTAATACACAAGGTGCTGGTTTCAGTTTAGTATATTCTGGAGATGCTACAACAGGTTGGACTTACAAGGAGAAATAAAATATGGCTAATTACGAAGCAACTAGATATGATTTTGATGGTGCAAATTTAACAGGGATTCAAGGAACTGAAACTGGTTCTATTATTCCTTGGCCAAAAGACACTGCACCAACAGGATTTTTATTATGTAATGGAAGTGCAGTTTCAAGAACTACATATGCAGATTTATTTGCAGTTGTAGGTACAACTTATGGCGTTGGAGACGGCTCAAGTACTTTCAATGTACCTGATCTTCAAGGTAAAATGCCTCAAGGCTATGAATCAGGAAACTATGATTTAGCAACTAGTGCTGGAGCAACTTCTGTAACAGTAACAGGAGCACCAGGATCAACTCAGTTACAAACAAATGAATTAGCGTCTCACCAACACGTAATTAATTTAGGTGTAATAGCAGGTGGTCCAGTTCAATACCCACAAATTTCTTTTGTACAATATTATCCATCTGGATTTTACACTAGACCTGTAACTAACTTTAACAACTCACACAATCACAGTGCAGGAGATTTGTCAGGTAATGCATTTTCACCTTACCTTGTGGTAAATTATATTATAAAAACTTAGGAGATTTATGATTTTTCAAATTTGTAATAATAAGTATTTTGGTAAAATAGAAGATGATGGTACACAAAAAATAATTCAATGGGATCAAAGAGGAAGCAATCCTCCAGCGGATTTACCAGCTAATGCAGTTGTTGCAGAATGGAACTCTAATACTCAAGAGGGTGATTTACAAACTTTAATCGACAACAAAACTTCAAACTCATCTTTTGATTCAGCTTTTATAACTCCATATATCACATGGTTTTATGCTAGATACCCTGAAGTACAAACAGAAGAATCTGATGCAATAAAAACAAGAATGAGAGATTGGGATGTATTTAGAAAAACAGCTAGAGAAAATTTTTTAAAACAATCTGATTGGACTCAAGCAGTAGATTCTCCATTAGATGCAGCAACCAAACAAGCTTGGGCTACATACAGAGAAGCTTTAAGAAATATTCCTGAAACATATGCTGCGGAAGATTTACTTTATCTAAGACTTAGAGCAGACGGCTGTTTCATTAGATGTACACAAGTTAATTCAGAAACTTTAGCTCCAGAAGGAACTATTACTGTTTTAATTCAATCTCCAAGTAATATATTTATCTAGTTGTTTTTGGAGGAACTAAAGGTTCCGTATTAAACGATACTGATATTCTTTTTTCTTTTGAAGTAGATGGATGTACAAAATGGTACAGGTAAGAAGGAAATACTAAAAGATCAAAAAGTTTAGGTTTAATTGTAAAGCTTCTATCTCCTCTTAAAAAATCAGATAAAAACTCTATTTCTGAATTTTCATCGGTAAGATACAATACTCCAGATTTATTTGTGATTAACCCGTGATGATGGGGCATGTTATATCCACCTTCTTCTGCAACATTTAACCATAAATGAGATACTCTATGTTGAAAATGTAATTTCATAAAATTATCTAATTGATTAAAAAGATAATCTGATCCTTCAAATTTATTTTCATGTATGTGATATTGAGTTCCTTTTCTAATAGAAATTGTTTCGGGGCCTTTATTGTTATTACAAAAATTAATAATTTTTTTATGTTCAGTTGGTTGAACAATAAATTTTGTTTTATGTAAAGGTATGGCAAATAAATTATATGTATCTATCATTCCTCTTTAAACCCTACCCAATATTGAATACTAAATCTTTGTTCTGCAAATGAAACCTCTTTATCTAATTGTAAAGGTGTAACTGCATGAGGTATAAAACCAGGAAAGATGACTAGTTGATTGTGTTTACTTTCAATTTCATGTTCACCACCATCTCTAACCAATAGATTTCCACCTTGTATTGATGAGTTATTACTTTTAAGCATATAGTTAAAAGTAAACATATTAGCTCTTAAACCTTTAAAAGTCATACGGGAATCTTTATGCCAATTATAATAAGCACCTTTATTATAAGCAGTTACATGAATAGACCATACTAAAGGGTACTCATATAACATATCATAAATAGTTTTTCTTCCTGATTCTTGAATAAATAATTGTAATCCATGTTGAAAAAAATATTTATGTAAATCTTTAATATTAGGAGCATCAATATTTTCTGGATTATTTGCATCAATCCAATAATCCATATTACCACAATTTTGTGAAAAAGCTTCAACTCTAGGTTGGTGGTCAATGTCTTTACCAGACCAACGAGGAACACCAAAATGTTTTCTTGTATTTAAAAGATCAGCATAGATAAAACCAATTTTATCTGGCGGTAAAAAATTATCTGATTTGATAACATTATCAGACACAAATTCATATTTCATATACTAACTCCATATGGTTCTTTACCTAAATCACCTTTAATAAAAAAATTAAATGCAATAGAATATCTTACTTTATCGGATAAATTAGGACTTACTGAATGTAACATATCTGAAGAGAAAAACAATAATTTACCTTTTTTAGGTTTAATACAATATTTAGTAGAGTTAAAAGAATTTGCTTCAGAATACATTAAAGGAGAACCTCCTGTTAAATAGGCAGAGCGTTTGTGAAAATGTATATCTCCTGAATTATCAGGTACATCAATATAGTATACTCCACTCATGTAAGAATAAGGATGGCAATGTATCCCAGCTTCGTTTTTTGGATAATATTTATTTACCCAAGACCCTGTCATATAAAATTTAATTTTAGGATCAACTTTTAAAATATTGTAAACATAAATAGTAAGTTGATTTATTATTTTAATTTTTAAAGAGTTTAGTTCTATATGGTTTAAAATATATTTGTCATCACTTTCAAAACCATTACCCGATAAATAAGGTATATATTTTGTTTCTTTAATAAAATTATGTTCCGAATTCATTAAAGGAATATTAGTTTCGAATATAGTATCTGAAAATATATTGTGGGTTTTCATTTTGAAATAAAACAGTTAAAAGTATATCTCCAGGAAGAAACATCTTTTTGAATAGGTTGTAATGAACCATGCCATAATTTAGATCTAAATAAAATAGCTCTATTTTGTTTAAAGCCGATACTTCGATCTAATACAAATTCTTTTTCTTTATTTAACTCAAAAAAACCAGTTCCATTAGCTGTATTAAAATGACCTTTTAAAAACACTAGTAAATTCCATTTAGCTTTTACAGTGCCGTGAAACGATTGTGTTTCTCCGTTATCTTTATGTATTTCATTATAAAGAACAGTTTCAGGTTTTCTTAAATAGATAACTCCATCGTAGTTATTATATTTAGCTATAGGAAAATTAAATCTTTTTTTAAGATTTTGTTTATTTATTTCTTTTACTTTATCAGGTAAAGATTTGTTGCCAAAAGCATAAATTCCTTTTTCTGTTTTGTAAGCTTTCATTTGTAATTGACCACATAAATCTAACATAAAATGTAAGTCCGCAGGTTTAAAATAATTATCTACAACCTGAATCATTACTTAAAGCTTTTTTTTCTCCAGAATTTATTCTTATATTTATCTACTATAGAAGTCCACAGTCTATGAATAACTGCGGTATGTTCATCTTGGAACCATCTAAAACCAGCTTCCATTTTCCAATCATCTCTTTTAAAAGGAATAACCTGAACCATAGGCTCTCCTTGTTTAATTAAAGTTCTTTGATTCCATTTCTTATTTAAAAAAGGAAAATTGATGGTGTTATTATAAGTGTCCGTATCTACTACCCCCGATAATAATTCAAATCTATCTTCTTTGCGATTTAACGGAGCTATAAATAGACAACTATATCCTGGTGGAGTTACAGTAATCCATTCATTTTTAAATTTACCCGCTCTATCTTTTCCATTAGCCATTTCTTCAGTAAGTTGTTTATCACTATGATATTCCATCACTTCTCTAGGAATAGCTGACTGTAAAGTAAAATTAGTTTCTTTCGCATCTATAACATAGTCTTGGTGAAAAGGTATAATATAGCCAGCGGTTAAAGAATCTAAAAAAGGAATGCAGCTTTTTAATGTAGGTTGATTATAGTCCCCTTCTCTTAGTTTTTCTAATTTTTTATATTGTTCTGGAATATAATGAGATGCTGGTTTTGGATACGGTATAACATCTTTTAGATTTTTATTACAAAGAATAAATTCTATTTTTTGAGTCATTTCTATTCTCTTGGAGATTTATCTTTACGTGCTCCAACTGCTGTTCTAATGGGTCCACCATCATCATAAACTACATTTCCAGCAACGGATATTCTATAACCATCTGAACTTACAAAAGGATACACTACATGATTTAAATCACCTGGAAAAAATATGATAGATCCTTCCCATTCTTTTGATAAAGCAATCTCTAGTTTAGATACTCTTCCTACAACATTAGTGTAAATAAAATTAATAAAAGCACCTGTTTTGGCTGTTTGATAATCTGGATGATTTAATTCTTCTTTAATATCGTAAGGAATATTAATATATATAATAAAAGAATATAAAGCATTATGCATATGCATAGGAAGCCACTGATGTTTTTTTTGAAAATTAGCCCATATACAATCCATTTTCATTTGATCTACTTCAACATAATTCATATTTTTTTGAGTTCCATTATCGTATGCTGATATTAATACGTTAGGATATTTATAAAGATTTTTATATGTAGAGCTTATCTTTTTAACATAAGGCTCTACTACTTTATATAGCTCTGGATAAGCTTCTCTACTCCAACGATAGTTTTCTCTTTTTTTAGGTTCGTTGGGGAATATTTCTTCTATACTATGTGGAGCAAGTGATGGATCTTCTTTCATTTTTTTAGCAACTTGTTCTACATGTTCTTTAATAATTTTTAAGACATCATCTGGTAGTTTATCCACTATGTATCCTAAATTAGCAAAATCGTTCACAATCATTATATAGCCTCCTCTGAAAATAAAAATTGAACTGTGTATCTTGGTTTATAAGCATCTTTAAAAGCAAGTCCCTTATGTTCCATAGTTGGATCAAAATAAATAACTCTTCCATTTTTAAAAGATACTTTTTCTTCTTTATTATCTTTTTTAATAATAAACTCTCCGCCTTCACCTTCTTCGCCTACCATAAATAAAATTCCTTTGGGACCGTTATCTTTATGCCAAGTTCCGTCCATTTCTTTAAATTGTAAATTAATATTAATACTATGCAAAACTGTAGGTTGTTTTAATTTAAACACTTTCTCTAAATGCTCATACATTTTTATATACATTTCTACTAAACTAAAATCTATACTATGTTTTACTAAATGTCTAGTAAATCTATGAAATATATTACAGCTAAAAATTCTGTGTGTAGCTCCTGCTAAACCTAAAGGCCAAGTACTCCTGTTTGCTAAATTATTAGCTCTAAAATCTGCGTGATTTAATTTTTCAAACATGTCTACTAAATATTTAGTGTCAAATATATTGTCTTTTATTTTCATTGTTTTGTTCTATCTAAAACTTGTTGTTCATCTGCAAAATAAATATAATCTAATCCATCAATAAAAGCATCTGTTGGAACATAAGCTAAAGGTTTTCCTGCTGCATTTAAACTTGTATTTAATAAAACAGGTACATTTGTTTCTTGGTACCACCCAGATAAAATAGTATGCAATATTTTATTGTCTTCTTTTTTTACTGTTTGCATTCTACAAGTTCCATCCACATGAACCACAGCTGGTATTATATTCTTCTTTTCTTCTTTCACTGGGAAAGCATATAACATATACGGAGATTCTTTCAAGGGATGCATATCAACATATTCCTCTGCTTTATTATGCAAACAACTAGCACCAAAAGGTCTAAAATATTCACGTTGTTTAATTTGATTAACTATATCTTTTCCTTTTGGATTTCTTGGATCAAATAATATACTTCGATTTCCTAGTGCTCTAGCACCTGCTTCTGATGCTCCTTGAAACAAGCCTACTGCTTTTTGTTCTTTTAATAATCGTATTACTTCATGAATCATGTTATTTTAATTTTTTCTTTTATATTTTTAACTCTACCGTTAGGGGTTACTGTATGAAATTGAAGTAAAGCCGCTCCTAAAGACAAGCCTCCATCATAACAAAGAGGTTCTACATAAAAATTGTAATCTGGATTTTCTTTGACAATACGATAGTTAGCTTTACAGTTTTGAAAAAATCCGCCAGATAAAACAATATTTTTAGAATTAGATAATTGTTTTGCTTTATTAATTAAATGTAATACAGCTTGTTCTGATTGTTCCTGTATGGCAAAAGCTATATCTTTTTTTGTTTTTTCTAATAAATAACTACCTGGTTTAAATTTAAAATAACCTAAATGATTTTCTCTTGGAGTAAAATCAATAATATCATAATCACCAACAGGATAATCATTTTCATATTTAATTAAATTAGATAAAGAAGGATCTTGTTTTCCGTATGCAGCTAAACCCATAGTCTTGCCACAATCCAATATTTTAAAACCACAAATACATCCTATCATGTCATACATGGAACCTATACCTGGTGCAGGGTGGTTAAAATAAATACAATCATTTTCTTTTGTAAAAGAAATTTCACCTTCACTCATTGTTCTTTTGTATAGAGGTTTAAAAGAATGTGGATAAGAACATTCATAAATACTTTCAGCTTCAATGTTTTGTAATCCATCTAGAGGACTGCCTGATCCATCAACAACAATTGCAATAGAGTCTTGAAATTCAGATCTATAAAAAGCAGTAGCTGCATGAAGTAAATGATGCAAATTACCAAAATCAACTACTTGATAATCATGAGTTATTAATTTTAATTTTTTTAAATAAGAAACATATAGATTTTCTCCTGACCAAGGATCTATGACGTTTCCAGTTGGATTGTTAATAGGAGTAAAACCACTAATAGCTGCAAAAGATAGTTGTGTATCCACAGGCATGTATTCATATCTCATTTTTCCTATAGTTAAAAAGGGACTAGAATCTCTTTTTACACCAGACACCCTTTCTTCTTCTGTAGAAAAAATAATATGACCTCTATCAATTAGAGTAACACCCGCATTATGGTTTGCATGAATTCCAGCTATTAACATTAAAATATCTTTCCCATTTGCCACTTCCACAAATATTGTGAATTCAATATCTTGTTGTACACATAATAATCAAAATTTAAATATTTCATAATTTCTTTTTTATCTATACTAATTTCAATATTTTCATCATTCGCATTACAATGTTCTGTTTGATTAAAATGCATTTTTAAAAATAAGTTTAAATCTTTTAATTCGATATACCAATTAACATGAGTGTTAATTAAATGAGATACTTGTGAAGACGTGTGAACTACATGTCTTCTTTCTCTTGTGAAAACATTGGTCATAGAATTATACAATTCTGTTATATCTATTTCTTCAATGCTTAAATTATGTTTTTTTAAATCATATTTAAGACCTGAAACAAATCTTTCATAGGGGTCTCTAATTACAGTCCATCTTATTTTATTTAAATTAATTCTATTAGTGATATTAAAATCTTTAATACATTTACTTACACTAGAGGATCCATTTTTATGTATCAATAAATATTGAAATTTATCAGTTTCGAGCAATTCTATATTTTGAAAAATCATTATAATAATTTTACTTTCATTATATTTATAAGTATTATATGGTAGGTTATATGCTACAAAAATTAAATTTCAAGCCTGGTTTTAACAAGATGGTCACAGATTCAGGAGCCGAGTCTCAATGGGTGGATGGTGATTTTGTTAGATTTAGATATGGATTACCTGAAAAGATAGGTGGTTGGAATCAATTATCTATTGCAGGTGAAACTTTACCTGGAGTAGCACGTGCTCAACACACCTGGACATCTTTAGCTGGTGAAAGATATGCAGCTATTGGAACTTCACAAGGTTTATTTTTATATTACGGAGAACAGTTTTTTGATATTTCACCATTGGATACAGCTATAACAGGATGCACACTAACAACTGTTAATGGCTCAAATGTTTTACAAGTTAATAAAGGCTCTCATGGTCTACAAGTTGGAAGATATATAACTTTATCTGGCGTAACTGTTACAGGTGCGTCCGACTTTACACCAGCAGAATTAGAAGTAGCTTATGAAATTTTAACCGTTCCAGACATAGATAAGTTTACAGTTCAAGCTGTAAGAGCTGAAGGAGGAACAGGCATGACTGCAGCAGGTGCTGCAACTGTTAATCCTTATGTTCAAGTAGGTCCTGTTTTTCAAACCGTAGGTTATGGTTGGGGCACATCTTCTTGGGGAGATGAAACTTGGGGTACTGAAAGATCTACAAGTTCTGTAGTCCTGGATCCAGGAAACTGGAGTCTTGATAACTATGGACAAGTTCTTGTTGCAACAATTAGAGATGGAGAAACTTTTACTTGGGATGCAGGAGCATCAAGTGCTAGAACAATTAGAGCATCTAAATCTACATCTGGTTTTTCAACTTCAGCTAATCCAACTGCATCAAGATTAACTCAAGTCTCAGATAGAGATAGACACTTATTTCATTTTGGAACGGAAACAACTATTGGTGATCCTACGACTCAGGATCCAATGTTTATAAGATTTTCAAATCAAGAAGACTTAAATGATTATACACCAACTGCAGTTAATACTGCAGGTACATTTAGATTAGATAAAGGAAATAG